TCAGAGTAGTAGGGTCTGCCCGAGTTAGGACAGCCTTCATGTTCTTACGATTCTTAAAAGCATGGTAAGGCATAGCGTACAAAGTACCACCTAATGCCAAAACATCACACTTTTGCTGGAAATTGTCCTCAACAAAGAAGCCGTGAAATAAATTCTTAGCAACTTTCTTACAGACTTGTTCATGAGTAGATGTGGCAGCACGATCCGACACGTGCAATTCTGCTACAACTGCAGAAGCCCAAGGGTTCACCTCAGCATCACGAGCTTTGATTTCATCAACACTTTCAGGTGCAAGCGCTGATTGTTGAACTGCAATAGCAGTACGAAACATACAAACAAAACTATGTAATAATTTTCCAATAACAACAACTGAGAAAAACTGGAGAGTTTTAGAATTACGAATAGACGCAAACATCTCAACAGCAGAATCTCTTCTGTTGGCTAGCACGGTCAACTTCCTATCACGCCAAGCAGCAAGGGTGCTGCAATAGACTATAATGGAGAAGATAAACAAAGCTAATTGAATAATCAGAGGTGCTTGATTGCGCAAGCAATTGAACAAAAGAAACAAAACGAAATCAATACCCAAACACATTTGGCGTACTGACCGCTCGAAAGTCAAAAACTCCCGAGCGTAACAGAAAAGATAAACTTTCTGAACATATCCATTATCAAAGAACATACTGGGAATAGAGTTCAACACAGAGTTAGTGTGAGTTCCCATATTAGTAAATTGAGTGGAAATGAATTCAAGCGTCTCTTCAACTGAAACTTGTTTCTCAAAAGGGGCTTGGAGATTAGGTTCACTCCTAATACCACTACTGTCTGAAACTGACTCTTCATCAGATGACGTGCCAGATAACTCCAGTGACGAGGTATCAGATTCCGGTTCCAACTCCGGAACAACAGGTTCACACTTACAAAGGTCATGACCTAAACGACAATCAGAACAATACTTACGGGAAGCGATGTGATTCACTCCCTTTCGGATAATAGTTCTTTGGTTATCGAAATGTTCAACACAATGTGAGGTGCAAATACGAAGAAGTTCCAAAATGGAAACGGGTTTGCATTCCGTTCCACCAGCATATGGTGACAGCAATTGGCCATTACCTTTCTCATTGGGTACATGAGCATACAAGTCCCAAACATCGGCAATTAGAGAATCTCCGGGGAAATCTCTGTTAGCTTTCTTGCTGTCTAACCTTCCGTCTATAAGAGCATATTCAGGTTTCACTTTCACAGTAATGTGAATATCCGCACGCCTGACAATAGAAAATGGCTCAATAGAACCTGTCTTGGCATGAAAATGCAGTGGTTTATTACTGGTGATAATAAAAATGCGGGGACGTACTTCAACTTTACCTTTCTCGTGAAGATCGGCTTTGTTGGCATAAGTCACCATATTGTTGTTGATATCAATGATTCGCTCGGTAGGAGCCTTATCAAGAAATTCACTCTTGGTATTTCCGAGATCATCGAAAAAGATTCCAGAAGTGTCTCCCTTCAAGGTTGAATCATATTTATCAGATTCCTTAAGAACAGCAGTGTCTTTAAAATCAGGATTAGCTCCCGAGACTGCAAGACAGTCTGCCATAAGAATTTGCGCAATAGAAGATTTTCCTACTCCGGATCCACCATCAACATAGAATGTCGCAGGTGCAAAACGAAGAGAACCATCAATACGCTTGGCCTGGTATGCAGCTTTGTTTCGATGCAATACTTCAAGCCTTTTCTCAAGGTAACCTTGCTGCCATGTGCCTTTGGCAGACTTAAATGCGCGAGTTGCGAGATCAATAGCCTTTTCAACTAATTGACCATATTCAAGATCGCTAACGACTCTTGTTTCTCCTTCAATAGTTACAGGTTTAGCATGTAGGTTGAAAACCATAGCATGTTCGTGCAATTCAATGAGAGGAAAATAAAGATCGTCCAATTCGCGCCCCGCGTCACTAGTAAAAATGAGGGGCTTAAAAGAGCGCTGTCTAAAGCACTCAAAGCCACCTTCAATAAAACAAATGACGGTATCCAGTACAGCCCCAACAAAGTCCATGGCTGTGGCGTGTTTCTTGACAGTTCCGGCACGGAAAATATCAACACCACCAACAGACCAATTAAGACCAGAAACGCTGCATAAACCAATAGAGGCAGCAACACTGATCAAACTGGACATTTTTCCAAAAACAGGGGCATTCCTAACAGCTTCCCAATTTTCTTTCAAAGAGGGAATTTTTGACAACCAACTAGTGGCTGACTTCGGTAATCCAGCTTGTTCCTGGAATACATCAAAACCAAACAGTTCTTTGCACCACTCAACAGTGGCTGCTTGTTTTAGAACATTCTCGGTAATCGAACCTTTTGTCATGGCACGAATAGCGAGTACAAACTGACTGGCAACTTGTGCAGGAGTCTTACAGTTAGGAAGAGAGATGGCAAGGGCGCCGACTACTTCCAAAACTTCAAACAAATGCGAAGAGAGATCATCTTTTGATGAAATGGATGTTAGGGTCGAACGAGCTTGATCCAAAATAGAACTAGGATACAAGTGTTCGACAAGTGATTGCTCAACATACTCAACACCATTCTTCAAGTACACCGTGGTAGGTGGATTCTTGGGAGGAATATTGGCAGTATTATTGCGGCGGGCATCTTTAAATTTTTCTTTGCGTTTAGCTTGTTTGTTTTTAGCAAATTTAGCTTTAGCAGATTTTTTTGAGTCATAAATTTCAGATTGGGGTTTGAAATCAGAATAAAGGGTCTCCGTAGAGCGTCCAACGTCTTCTGACTGACTAACGTTGATACTATTATTACACGTGGTAGAAGTTCCTAAGCTTGACATATTCATTAAAAAATAAATGCGACAAGCGAAAAGGAACCAATCCACAGAAGCCTGTGAAATGGTAAACCATTTTCACTTCGACACTGCAGCTTTGGCTAACTATAAATAGAAAGTTTAATTACATACATCATTGAGTGATATTCCCTACAGGCAGGAGGGACACTCTCAATATATCGGTTGGCCTGGGTTCAGCCACTGTGGTAAACTGAGAAATTCAAAACAGTTTGTTGGGTTCATTACGCCCACACAGGGTCTCCACCAGACGCCGACTACAG